GGCCACGTTCACGACTGAAACAGCGGCGGAAAAGATTCGCAGCCTGCCATTTACAGGCTACCCGTCAGGGGTAGGCGTTGATTCAGCAGCAAGGGCCGCAAATAAAACCGTTCTTGTGCATTTGTATCGGCAAGGAAAGCACTTCATTCTTTTTTATGACCTCACCCAAAGCAAAGCTAGGGGCTTATTTTTCGGGGGCACCGACAACACTTTCACGTCAGGGGATTACGACTTTGCAGCAGGTCCACCTACTTGGGAGATTTTAGCGGTAGGTTTTGATGCAAACGCGAGGTTTTATGGGCGCAGAACGGCGACCCAGCTCATGCTCTCCAACAACGTGGACACGCCCGGCATTTTCCAGCTAGGCCGCACGGCCACGCCGGGCAAGTGGCGGCAGGCTGGCTCCAACGCCCAGCCAGCCACGCCGGTTATCAGCCGGGCCACGCCTGCGGGCACCAGCAATGTACAGGCCAGATGGGCCTTGCCAGGCTCGGCGGGCTCGGCGGCCTTCAAGTTCCTCCCCGTGGTGGCGACGGACTACGTTTACGCCTACACCACAACCGGGGCTTGCACCGTCTCGGCGGCAGATAACACGCTGGCGGTGGCTGGCTTCTTGCCCACGGAGGGCATGGCCGTTTTGCTGGTAGCAACCTCGGCCCCCGGCGGCCTCACCAACAACACGCTTTACTATTGCAAATCCGTCTCCGGCACAACGACTAGCCTAGCCGCCACGGCGGGCGGGGCTGCCATCGATATCACAAACACAGGCTCAGGTGTGGTGCTTTATCAGCTTTTCGGCCATGGCTATTCCGACGCCCAGGCCGTCACGCTTACCACTACGGGCTCGTTGCCAAGCCCGCTTGCCACGGCCACGACCTATTACATGCGGGATGTGGGCACCAACGTGTACTTCTTCAAGCTGGCGGCCACGGCGGGCGGCTCGGCTATTAACATTACCAACGTAGGCACAGGCGTCCAAAGTATCGTGCCGACAGGAACGGCGGTCAGGGCAGGCACGGCCACGCTCACGTTCACGGCGGACGCTACAAATTTCCCTGGGGCCTCGGGCAATAGCCGGATTCAAGTAGCCATCCAGCAGTCAGCTTACGCAACCTCAATCAGTTCTACCCTTTCCGGCACGGGCACGACGAGCAACCCGTATCTCTACACCATCATCACGGGCAGCACGGCCCCGGCCAACTCCACCGACGCCATCGTTGCCTACGTCAATGCCGACACCCGCGTTGTAGGCATCTTGGAGGCTAGCAAATCCGCCGCCGATTCCACAAGCGACACGGGCAGCTACGGCCCGGCCTTCTTGTCTGGCGGCATCGGGGCGGGCACATCTGAGGGCTTGACTAGCCAGACTTGCACGGTGTACTTGCGTTATTTTGATTCTGGCAGCGAGCGGCTAGGCTACGAGGGCATTTCTTCCGACATCTCCAACGAGATTATCCTCGACGCTAACACGCGCTCCGACATTCTGGTGACGATCACACCAGACCCAGCAGCCGAGGGCGGGCGGTTTGATTTAATTCGGGTGTATTTCCAATTCGGAGAAGGCACGGCGGCGATCTGGAATTACGTGGGCGAAGTCGCCAACACCTCGGGCACAAAGACATTGCAGGTGGGCACGAACACGGAGATTGGCGGGGCCATGTCGGTGGACCAGAACCGGCCTTTACCGTACAAGGATGTTGTCATGGTAGGCTCACAAGTTTGGTATGGTGGCGGGTCGGATGGGCCGGACTTGCTTTATGTATCAAAGACAGCGACCGATGACGAAATTGCACCAGAAGGGGCCTACTCGCAGGAGCCTGTTTTGATCAGCCTTGCCCGTCAAACCAGCCGCCTGCGGGTGACGGCGCTTTACACGGATGATTACCGCTTGCACGTCCATAGTAACAATGGCGTCGTCTTACTAAATCCGTCCGACCCGACGGCGGATAAGCACATTCCACAGGTTACAGTGGGGGCACTAAATCCGGCGTGCATTACGGATTACGAGAACTCAAAAATCTTCTTTTTAGGGTCTGATTTGCAGATTTATGAATTCAGTGGTGCTCGCTACGGACGCCGTAACATAGCGGCAGCCTCAAAAGACTCTATAGAATATCTGTTAGATATTGCAAACATTGACCGAATCGGTCAGCAGCCCGATAGAGTCAATACATATATTGATTTGCGCTCAGACCTCTATTGGTTCTCGTTTCCAGGCCAAGACAACACGCTTACCAGTTTTGCTTTTGACCTACAAAATAACGGTGTTGTTGGATACTTTGACTATCCGAAAGCCTACGATGTAGCCAAAATGGAAGCGACTAGGCCTGAAACTGTTTTCTGCGATGAGGACGGAAACCTGTTTTTCATGGACAGCCGCGAGCAAAATGACAGCGGTGATGAACTTAGCTCAAGCTCGGCTTACACGCCGCACGCCATCATTGACCCAATTCCTGTTCAATATGCTGGATATGGCTACGTTGACCGTGGAGGCTTCCGCTACTACCAAGCCTATCAGGCAGTCATTGAGACGGGATTTATTGATCTGGGCCGTCTTTCGCAGTTTAAGCAGTTCACGGGCCTGCTTTTCTCCACCATCAAAAACAGCCGGGCGTTTGTGGACATTGAGCTAGTTAATAAATCCGGTTTTACTGTGACGCGAACTATTGACGATCTTTATTCCACCAACACGCAGCAATTACGGAAAATCATGGCTCAACTCGGAGGCGAAGCTGTTAAAATCCGTTTTACCATTACCTCCGCAGAACAAAGCCCGTGGGTTATTCGCAACCTGTCTTTGCTGTACCGCAGCGCAGGGCAACTCTAGGCAGCGCGGCCCCACAGCCAAAACACCAGCCGCCACGATAAGCGCGCCCACCGCAATACGGGCATTTGCTAATAGCTCCCTGCCGTTCAATCGGCACGCTGGGCTGGCCCTGCAAAGTGGATGGGCGCAGGATAAAGGCCGCGTCTCGATTTACTGGCGTTGGATGATGGATGAACGCATTCATGCCAAAGCCTGGGTTACCCTGCCACCTTTGCGGCATCATAGCCCGGCCCGGCCAGCCCGTCCACGGCAAGGCCTACCTTGGCGGCCAGCTCGGCCTTGATGCCGGAGGCGGGGAGGCTTGGGCGGTATTTTACTGCTACGAGGGCGAGCATGTAGGCAAGGAGGCCTTCGGACTCGGCGGGCGTGAGCGGGGCTAGAGCGGCGGCTACGGCCTCAAAGGCGGTGTCGTTGGCGGTGGGGTCAGTGGGCATAATGGGATTGTGTGTTTGCACCATACGGGTGCGTGATATGTCGTCAATTCGTTGGCTGATTTGTACTGTTCTCCGAAAGCATTGCGCACAAAGCGTTGAGCGAAGGCAACACGTTCGCCGGAATTGCAATGCAATCATTCAACGCCGATAGCAATGCCCGCACTTCGCCAGCCCTCACATATTCAACATCCGCCGCAAATATTTTATCCCGGCACCATGTCACATCGCCGTCATCGACTGGCGCATCGTCGCACGGGTCGGAATCTCCGTGGTATTGCAGCCAAAGCGTGTTCGGCGGAGAACCAGAAAAGTGCAGGCAACCATTCGATGGTTGCCCGTCGTGTTGTTGATGTCCTGTGCTCATGGTGCCTGATTTTTGCCGTTACCCTCCCGCCACCAAAACCGCCCGCCCGCCAGCCGTTTGTCGGCCTGGGCCTGCCTGGCCTTGGCGAGGGCGGCCTTGTTGGCTTGGCAGGCGGCGAAGATGGCGGCTAGGCCAGCCTCGGCTTGGGCGATGGGGCAGGGCGTGGGGGCGGTCATGGGAGTGTGTGTGGAAGTTCAGCAAAGTCCACACCAAGCTCGGCGCAGTGGGCGGTGTCGGCCATGGCAGCCAGCCTGGCCTCTTCGGCGCGGAGGCAGCACTCGGCCCGGTGCATCCGGCGGATCACATCGCGGGGCACAGCCTCCCCGCTCTCGTCTTCGTGCTTGTCGGCGGCGTGCCAAGCAGCCACGGCTTCGGCGTATTCGGCCCGGAGGCTGGCTAGGGCGGGCGGCGGGCTGGCCGGAAGGGTAAAGAGGGCGTCTTCGGTGGTCATGGTGTCGGTTCTCCTATTCTACATTCTGCGGTGTAAAGGTGTTCAAGGCTCTGGAACTTGGGCAGATCCTCGCAGGGCTTGGCAAAGGCGGTGTCCACGCTCAAGACGCGGTTATTAGGCACGGCGGCAAACCAGCCAGCCTCGACTTGGAGGAAGTGTAGTTGTTTATGCTGCTCGAAGTCATCGGCTAGGGCATTGCCCGCAAAGTCGATGGTGAACAGGTAGCGGGCTGGCAGGCGGTCGGGATGGCCGTCTATGCCTCGCACGTTGAGAAGCTGGGCGTTGCCTCGTTTCCAAAGGCCAAACTCATGCACGGTAAATGTGTTAGAGAACGTGTCCCAAGGCTGAATTAATTCAATGTCTGGCGGCTGGCATGGTTTCCAGCACAAGGCTTGGATAGGCAGGCAAAACATGGCCCCGGCTATGTCTGGCTCGTCAAACCTTACTTGGAATTGAAGGCTCGCTGCTTCCTGGCAGCGTATCCCCAGAATGTGGGCGCGGAGGTACTTGCCTTTCTGGCTTTGGTGGTTCTGCGTAAATTCGGCGCGGACTAGGCAGCGGACGATTAAGGGAGTGTCGGAGAGAATAAAAGCCATATTGTTGGGCTTCGGAAGTCATTTCGGATGTCTGGGGTTACATGCCGTCGGCGGCCTGAATTTCTTTAAAGGTGAATGTAGAGCCAAAAAACCACAAAGGCAATTCCCAATGACGCTTTCCTCCACGGTTTTTCTCGCACCAAAGTAGGCGGCGGGTGTCGTCAAACTCTAGTTGATCGTCGGCGTCGGTGGCTTTGCCGTCCTTGCGCTCCATAGGGCATTTGTTGACCAAGTACACGCTGTCGGCGTCTTGGCCGATGGCCCGGCTCTCGCGGAGGCGGCCTTGGTCGTTGAGCTGGCTGGCGCTCAAGATGTGGCAGCCAGTCCGCCTAGCCACGGCCTTAATGCGGCGGGAAATGCTGGAAATCACCTCTTCGCGGCTCGCCCCTTTGCGAACGTCGCCGGGCTCCAAAAGTTGGAGGTAGTCAATCACAGCCACGTCAAAGCCCGACCGCTCAATATCGGCCAAGATGTCGGCGGAGGTGGCGTTCTCAGTATCCACCATCACCGCGCCCTTGTCGCGCAGTTCGCGCACTGCCCGCGTTAGCAAGTCCTGCTGCGCTCGGGAGAGTAGCCCGCTGTAAAGGTCGCCGTTGTCCACGCCCGACTGCTCGGCCAGAATACGCAACGTCTGCTCAGGAATGGGCATTTCCAGTGAATACCAGCCCACCTTAGCCCCGGCCATAAGGGCGTTACGGGCGCAGTTCTGCATAATGGCGCTCTTTCCATCGCTTGGCAGCCCGGCAAAGATGGTCACACGGCCCTTTTGCAGCCCGCCTGTGCGCTGATCCATAGAAGGGAAGCCACTAGGCCAGCCCGGCAAGGCTCCGCCACGCTGGACGCGCTCGTTAATCTCGTCCATGGTGGCGTTAATGGCCTGCGACATTGTAAGGCGGGCAAGGCTACGGCCCGACACCTTGCCAGCGTCCTCGACGGCCTGCTTGTTGGCCTCGACGGCATCGGCTAGGGCGGTGGCCTCAGATACTTGCGTGCGGAGAAGTAGTTCTAGGCTACGGGCGTGGGCTAGGATGTGCTGGCGCTGAATGTGCATGTCCACCAGTGGGCGAAGGTAGGCGTCGGCGTTGTAGGCTCCCAAAACAGTAAAGGCAATGTCAGTTACATTCGAGTAACCGCCCGCTAGCTCAAGCAGGCCAATATCCTTTAAGCGGTGGCAGACAGTGTGGACATCAACCGGCGTGTCTTGGATCAGGAGGAACGAGATGGCCCCCCAGATGTGGCGGTGAGCATCCTTGGAGAAAGCGCCAATCGGGATGTTTGGTGCGTGCTTGGCCGCCCAGCCTGGGGCTTGGATGGCGCAGGAAAGCACGGCAATCTCCGTCTCGGCATCGCTTGGCATCTTGGCTTTCGCCAACTCGGCTAGGATGTCTTCGGCAGACTTACCCTGCTGGGGTTTGGGAGTGTCGTTTACAAGCATGATGGCGGCCTCCCGTTGTGCGTGCTTTGTGGGCGTCCGTAGGCGCTGCTCCCGCGTTTCTGGCTGGGCATGTAGCCTTGGGCCTTCCAAGCCCTGATTGTGGCCTTCCAGTCCTTGATTGCCTGCCCGCCGTTCTTCCAGCCGCTACCTGTCCACTTGTCAAAAACGGCCACTCCATCCGCCGCAGGTAAGCCGATCTCTTGGCAGTAGGCCGAAACGTCTTCAACTGCGGGACGTGCCGGAGCCGTCGCGCGCGTGGTTGTCTTGTCTTGTACTTGTCCTGTATTATCTTGAAGGGTATTAGATACCCTTTCTGATACCCTTTCTATAGGGTATAGATACCGACCTTCACAATAGTAAATCCCTTTATCTGATATAGATTCAATGATCTTATCATGTGGCCTGCAT